CCGGAGCGTAATGCAAAGGTTACTATTCACGACGATAAACCTTCAGAGGTAGAACGCAGATGCTAGCATCAGATGTGATTACGCCGGCTAAACTTCTATTCGGTGATACAAATGGAGTTATTGCGACAGACACCGTTTGTTTAGCTTTTCTTAATGACGGCATGAGAGAAATCGCCAGACAAACTCTCTTGTTTCAAGCAATAGTTACAACCACGGGGGGCGCCGTTAGACTGGGCTATGATATTTCCGCAGTTCCAGATCTTATTGTAATCAATAGAGTTCTATATGATGGAGAACCTATTGCGCTTATGACAGAGGAATTCATTGATAGACTTCTAGGTGTAACTGCCCCAGATGCAGCCCCTGTAGGATATTATACTTCTGGACAACTTCTTAAATTCTATCCTCGCCCGGTTGTTTCAGATCCTGTAGCTGTCGTTATATCCTATAGTAAATTATTGACAGCAGCTTCAGCATTAAGTTCTACTGTTTCTATGCCGGATAATTGGAGAACGGAACTTATAGATTTCATTACTAGTCGTCTCCATCAACGTAATGAAAATTGGAGAGCGGCGGAGTATTACGATAAGAAATTCATGACCTCAGTTGCGGATCGTAAATTTGAAGCGCAAGCAAGAGATGATACTTTCTTTCAAATTGCTCCTGACGTCATGGATCAGGAAGATGGTTATCTCTTGTGATTTACGGTGAAGAAAGCATACCAATTCCTGTAGGTAGAGGCATTGATTCATATAATCACACTGCTAATTTGGAAGATGGTTATTGTCCTATTGTTTCAAATTTTATTGCTAAGGGCGATCGTCTGGTAACGAGGAAAGGATTCATTCCTCCCCTTAATATTGATACAAGATCTACATATCCAACTAACGGACATGATGTTTGGTACACTAGACTTCCAGATGTAGCACAAGAAACATGGCCTGTTGCAATTTGGGGAGTTGGCGTAGATACCTGGATGATTCGACAATTCGATAGAGATACTCCAGGTGCAACTTCAGGAGATACTGCTATTGTAAAATTTGCAGCTATTCAACATTTCCGTGGGGCAGTAGCTTATCTAGATAAAATCTATATTTTAGATGACTCAGGACTCAATTCTGATACAGGATGGAACTGGGCGGCAGGAACTGTAACAGAAGCATCAATTGAAACAGATCTGGCTGGTAAGCGAGGTTTGTTTGTTTTCAAAGATAGAATGTGGTGCTGGGATGACAATAAAATCTATTACACAGATGCACCTGCAAGTCCTGGAGCATATCCTGAAACTTGGGATGTTAATGGAAAGTTTATTCATATTGGTGCCGGGACTGGATTGGGGAAAATACATGCTATTATTCCCATTGGAACGAAACTCTTCATCTTCACTAATACTGGGTTCTACAACGTTTCTGTCTTGGGATCACCTGTTAACTGGGTTGTTAGACTAGTTGATGCAACAGTAGCTGTAAATCATCAGAACTGTGCTTATGAAAATAAAGGTATCATTTATTTTGTTGATACTCGTGGAGTATGGGTAACAAATCAAGACGAAGTTAAACTTATCTCGGAACCAATTCAGAATGAGTTTGATACTGGCATTCTAGAAGAAATTTACTATGAATGGAAGCTTGTTCCATTTGATGATGGTATTATTGTCTGTAAAACTGATACACGATTAGATGGTGCATTCCCAGCTGGAACTCAGAAGACTGTTTCTTCTGCTAAGTTGTTCTATTCCAAATTAGATAATATTTTTTGGACGGAGTTTACTTTTATACAATCAGGGACGCAACCAGCAGACATTATTGCTGGCTTCTCCAATATGGAAATGGCACATATTTGGGGAAAAGCTAACTATATTGTTCTAGTGCACGGTCAAGTAGTTGATCCTACCTTTGGCGCACTTACCGCTGAATGTCTTGTGTATTCTGGATATCAAGATACGTTAACTAAATTAGCTACCGCTGCTGAAACTGATCCAGTAAACTGTTACTACTTGTCAAAAACAATTCGTGGGAAGATGCTTGATGAAAAGCGTTCCCTTTTGGGTTATATAAATTTCTCTGCTCCCTCTAATGCTAATGGTCAAGCAGTTAATATTTATTACAACTGGCTGACCGAAGCTGACCCAACCAGAGGCGAAGCTACAATTACTCCTCTTGTGGCCGACTGGCATGAGGGAATTATTCGAATTAATGGACCAGAATTCTTCCGCCATGTGAGATTTGAATTAGAGCTAATACTCTCTAATAATATCCAGGAATATACCATTCTAGGTTCAGCGATAGATGTACAGTCGCATAGGAAGACTGGTCGAGAAATTTCCTAATGAATATTCGAGAACTATTTAAATCTGGGATGACAGTTCCAGAACATGAGACCAGGGATCTTCATTATATTGGTGAAGCAATGCCTGTTCCATCTCAGATTACTACTTCAATTTCTATTGCAGCGGATGCAAATACTGGTAGTTCTCCTATTCCAGCTAGAGAAGACCATCAGCACGCAGTAGACGTTGCAGAGCTTATTCAATTCATTAATGATAATGAAGAACTAGTAGATCTCACCAATTACTACACTAAAGCAGAGGTAGATGCTTTAATAGATGCCATTATTGTAGGCGAAATTGGGGATATTTACTATACAAAGGCTGAAATAGATGATTTCTTTGATCTTGTAGCTATAGTGACGGGGGACCTACAGGATCAAATTGATGACTTGCAGGCTCAAATCCTCGCTATTCCTTCGAACGTAAGAACATTTGAAAAAGAATGGTCTTACGGTACCGTAGTAACTCCAAGTGGGACAGTCACTCTTGGAAGATACGATAATTTCCGAGAATTCGATCTAGTTGAAGTTTCAGTATCTCTTGTTCTAGCATCAGCCACTGATTATGTTATTAAAGTGTGGAAAGGTTCTTCTCCTACTTATGCATATTCAGTGATTGCTACAACTACTATTGCATCAGGAGATACAACTCATAATAATGTACTCGGCACCCCTATAAATTTCATTGCAAGTGACAGAATTCTAGTTACCATTGATAGCGAACCGGCTGGTGATGGTGAAATTCTAACTGTTTCTCTTAGAGGTAATTATGTCTGATACCTGGCGAGGTATGGGTATGATTCTTCGAGGCGAGGAAATCATTACTGTACTTTATGAAGCATTAGTGAATTGCAATCCGTTAGGTGCCTGGAGATTAAATGGATTAAACACAGAAACGGAAACTGTTCCTAATGATGGTACAGGTGCTTTTTCTGGCGATATGATTTTAGCAGCTGGTAATGCTCCTACTACCCACGTTGGTCCAGATGGTTTAACTTATCCTGAATTAGGTAGAGATGTTCCTAGTGATGCAGATCATTGTTTTGCTTATGCAGATATGGATTTTGATGCCTATGCAGATGGTATGTCTGTTGTAGTTGTATATATGCCTCTTACCCCTGGTGGGGCTGTTGCAGATGATGGCTTTATCTTTATGAGAAGAGAATCTCCTAGTGTTGAAGCCTCGGAGAGTATGTCTCTTTTATCCTTATCTAGATATTGCGGCACAACTACAACTTCTGCTGGCGCTGTAGCTAATCAAGTATTTAAAAACTTCTCTGCTGGAGTTATGTATGCCAATGGTCAATGGAATATTTTAGAAATCTACTTCCCTCCTGGCGACACAAATCCTGTTCTTTATCAAAATGGTGTTTTACTCTCAAGTGGTATAACTACAATTAATACGGGTGTTAGATTTGACAGAGGAACATTGCAACCTATTTTCTTAGCATCTAACGATGAAGCAGCTGATGTAGATTCAGCTTGCGCTAATGGATATTATGCTATGTGTGCTGTATTTGAAGGAACCATTAGTGATCTTTGTAGAGGCGAATACATGGATGCAGCTATTGCGGAAGGTTGGCTATCTGATCCTGCTGAGGCTGAAGTTCTATTCATTAATGCTACTGATGTTGATGGTGAAACTACTGTAGGTTCCTTCAATAATGTTTTGATTAAAGTTAGTGGAACAATGTCTTTCTTCTCTGGTGGTTTGGGTGATGCAGATGTACAATTTGGTTCATTGCCACCAGGACATGCAGGGATTTTCACTATAAAAATTGCTGGAGTTTGGACGCATGTTGAATGTATTGGTGGACCTTATTCAGGCCAACAACCAAATAATACATATTGGTTTGAATATGATGGTGGAGGTTCTCCTATACAAATGCGAATTGGTGATTCTTTTCATGGAGATAACTCAGGTGGCTTTAATGTTACAGTTTATCCAGTAGCGTGAGGTAAAATATGTCCATGGACAAGATTATGCGAAAATTAATGCGTCCGGTTGACGCCAAAGGTAAAACGGGTATATATTCTAGGGGTACAGGCATACAAATGCGTCCTAGAAGTGGCGGTCCAAAACCACTTAAAGGTAGAGAACTTCAAATGGCTGCTAGACAAAGGTTGACTCGACGTGCTTCCAGAACTGACTAGTCTCCTTGATACTCTTGGACAGGGAACTGCTCAAGCTGATTATCAAGCAAATAGGGTACGTGTAGATCATGCTCAGAAATTGCGACAGATTGCTGCATTAGGACTTCAGCAAAGAAGAAGTCTATCCGACTCTCTTGCAAGTTCCGGTATGGTTCATTCTGGCGTTAATTTTGATCTACAAAATCAAATTAATGCTGGACAAGATGAAGCTCAGGCTGGAGCTAATCAAATGACTACAGATCGCCTAGCTAACATTGCTCGCCAGAAAATTCAAGAAGACTTTGGATTTTCCATTAACTCATTGCTTCCGAGGTAATCATGCCAACTACATCAAGACAAGCCGGTGTAAATCAGCTACAGAGAATGCTTGAGCAGATGTATAAATCTCAGGCTCAAAATGCTTCACCTCGTTTGCGAGAAGATATGGAAGGTGACGCAGTTAGACAAGCTGCAATTGATGCTGGATATAGTAATTATGGGGCAGTTGGGACTGGAAGTCATATGCCTCCTGGTGGATATCCACAAACTTCATATGAATTTAAACCGCCAGTTGGAACTTCAAGACACGCTCTACCAACTAGTTTATATAGACAAGCAGTTGGTACTAGCAGACATTTCCCTGGCCCAGATGCTTATAATGTAGATCCTAATGCAAAAGCTAGGGATGTTGCTCTTAATACTCGACGTGGTGAACTTAATACATTGGAAGATAGACTTGGTGCAGCTAGAGAAGCTTCAAGAGCTAGATCCATGTCTACTCCAGTTGATCCCCTAACTGATATTGAATCTAAGATTGCTGCCCTAGCTGGAAAACCGGATATTCCTGGGCAGTGGATTAGCCCTTATTCTCAAGACTATCTCAATCAATTGGGGGATAGATTAGGACAAGCTGGTGGTGCCGCACAACAGGCTTTTGGAGAAGCTAAGAATCAAATTGCAGCTGATTATCAAGGTGGAATAGATCAGCGTACTCAAAGTCAAGGAGCATTAACTGCTGCCCTACAGGGGAATGGTCAAAACATTGGAGTTGATTACGCAAAGAGTTTAGGCGGTCAACAGGCTGCACAGGACATGAATTATCTGTCTCAGGTCGCCAATGTTAATCAGGCCAGCGATCTTGCTACAAATGATAAACTCGGAGTAATCGCTAATCAGACTGGTTCTAATCTAGGGATGCAAGCTAGAGAAGGTTTGCTAACTCCTAAGCAATGGCAAGAAGGCAGAAGCGGTTTATCAGGTGGCGATAATTTGATGGCTGATTTCTTGATGAATAAATACAATCAAGAACTGGGCACTAGAAGTGAGGATAAAAGATTAGCCGCAGATGCAGCTAATTCTAAAGCTAGCGCTGGCTCTTTGTCTGATATGTTTAAATCAAGCCTAACGGAAAAGGCTGATGAGAACTACAGTCAAAGCTATCCCGACTTAGTTCAAGCTATGGGACGTATTACGGATCCCGGTATGCGGGATGAAGTTGATCGCATTTGGGGTAGTAATTCTGATCCTTCTTCTGCTGTTGGGTATCTGCAATCAAAGTATTTGGAAGAGAATCCCAACATCTTTGGCAAGATTGCGCTTCCTCCGGCTAGTGGCGGTCATAACCCAGCTACCCAAAGAAATGTATATGCCATGTTCGCTCAAAAGCAAGCTGAACAACAGGCTCAACAACAGCAGTACCAAACACTTCTAGAGTTCTTCAAGAGGTTTGATCCGAAGTATACAGGCACCAGAACTGGTGTTTCTACTTCTAACTCGTCCACAACGAAGTATGGCGATTGACGATATCAACCCCTCTAATCGAACTTTTGTTAATGAATTCAACAGAAGGCTCGGTCAATATACAAGGAATCCGGTCGTCCGTACTCCAGAAGTTGCATTAAGCCTAAGTATTGGGGCTAGACTTCTAAATGAGCAACAACGTCGTAAAGTACAAGAAAATCTAGATCGACAGGAGCACGCTGATAAACTCCGTGAAACTCGAAAAGGCGGAGAACCGAAGTATGGTGCTCTTTCTCAGGATACTGCTAATCTTCTAACTGATTCGCACAATCAAGGGATAGTGTCTCATATTGATATTCCCTCCTGGGTTCCTGGAAATGATGCTATTAGTGAGGGAATTAATAAAGTAGTAGGTCCTGCTAAGACACCTGCTCTTTGGCTTCTGGATAAAATTTCTCGTCCGTCTTATGGTGCATTTGAAGCGGGTAAAGAACTATCAGAATCTCTTGGTGAAGGTCAAAATCTAATTGAAGCTCTGCCAGATGTTGCTGGAGGAGCTTGGTCTGGTCTTTCTGGAAAGGAAAAGACTGGATTTGGAGAAGTAATTCAAGCTCAAGTAGATGCCGGTGCAAGTGGAGAAGTTAGCCCAATTGAAGGTGCTCTAACTGGTGGTTTATTTGGTGCTGTTGGACAACAGTTTGGTCGCTATCAAGATCGTTCTGGTACAGGAGCAGAAGTTCAAAAATGGGCACAAAGAGTTGGAGGATTAAGCGGAGAACTTGCATTAGATCCCGTTAATCTAGTAGGCGGTAAAATATTCACAGCAGTTGGCGGTGCTGTTAAAAGTGGTCAGAACGCAGATGATGTCTATAGAGGGCTAATTAGCAAGGCTGTTGATGACTCTATTGATTCAAAAGGTTTGGCTAAGCAATTCGATGTTCAAAAGCCGATTCGCAGACCTGATCCTAACAACCCAGGTAAGTTTATTTCTCCTAACCTTCCTGTAGGGCGTACTGCTTTGCATGATGCTGCTCAACGTGGATTAGATAATGCGACAGTTAGAATAGGCGGGGGAGCAACCGAAGGGAGGGTCATTGGATCACAAGTCGGTGCTTTCACAATTGCGAATAATGTCTCAAACGAAATGCGGAATTTTCTTCTTAGAAATTTTGACACCGTTCATGCTGAGTTTGATGATATTCTTTCTAGTAGCCGGACACTCACTAAGGCAGATATTGCTAAACTCAGAAAAGATCCCATAGTAGCCGCATATTTCGATGAAATTATTAGGCTAACTAGGCAAGCTAATCCGGCTACTTCTCTAGCAGATATCGAAAAAATTCTGCTTAGATATTCAACTAGAACTAAGGATAAAATCCTCTCTATTTCTAATCAAGCGGCAGAGCACGCTAAGAGTAAACTTGACGATTTAATTGTAGACACTCGCACGGATATTTTTAATAGGCTGGATAATCAAGTCAAGAACATTCCTGGTATGCGTATTGGGAATAAGGAAATTCCTTTCAAAAGACTCGGTACAGCATATCATGCTGCCAAAGCTCACACTGGTTCCCCATTTAAGGGAGTTCAGTTCTCCGAACAGTTCCCCTCTATTACTCCTCAGATCGCTCAGGCTGTAAAGTCTACTGGACAAGATGCTTATGAAGCATTTCATGCTAGTGTTCAAGACATAGTTAAGTTGCATAAGTATACCAAAGAAGAGCGTAGAGGTTTTAATCAAAGAATTCTAACTAATACTCCTGCTAGCACGCCACGCCTACAGGAAGGGCAGGATTTTATTCAGAAGGCTTATCGTCAGCAATGGGAAGACGAAGTTAATGCTGGCATTCGTTCAGCTGACGATATTATGCCCAATAATTATGTCTATAATTACTACAAGCCTAAGGGTTATAAAGATTACGTAAAAGATCTAGATAACTACAGAGACTCCGTAAAACTGCACGTTAAAGGATCAAAGGCTTTAGCGTCCAATCATATTACGGCTGCTCAAACTCGGGGTTTACGAGTTGAGCAAGATGCGTTTAGAGCACTTCTGTTCAGGCAGTTAAAGTCTAATAGACAATTGACTCAAGCATGGTTCAAAGATTCTTTATTGGACAACTTTGGTATCATGGCTAATAGACTATCTAGTGTCGCTGCCAACAAGAATAGGCTTATTCCTATTAATGCCAAGTTGTCTGTAGCTAGAAAAAAGACTCTGGAAAAGGGAGATCAATGGTATCTTCCGGAGGATATAAATAAAGTATTTGAGAAGTATGTTGACATGACTAAAGGAAACGCCTCTGGTGAAATGGCTGGTTTCCTTAATATCATAGACACGGTTACTAGATGGTTTAAGCAATCCGCTACTATCTACTATCCGGGCTTTCATATTCGTAACTCACTCGGTGATATGTTCATGTCATTCATTGATGGAGTTAGAGCTTCTGATTATAATTTCTTGAAGCGGACTATCCGAGCAGTTAAGAATGATCCTAATAAAACAATTCCTATTGGTGGAGTTAATTTTACTTGGGATGAAATTAAGAAACTGTTCGATCAGAATGTTTCTACAGGTGGATTCAAGAGAACTGATTTTGATACACCTGGTTTTATCTCCAAAATAGGTCCTGTTAAGAATGTAGACCCAAGACGAATTTCTAGCGGTATTAGAGAAGCGTCTGAAAAAAGAGAAGACTTCTTTAGATTTACACACTTCCTTCATGCCTTCAAGGAAGAACTCCCTAAAGCATTAAAGAATGGTACTACTAGAGAAACAGCTATTGAGAAGGCTACTCGTACATCTGCATATAGAGTTAACAAGTATCTATTTGATTATGGCGCTTCAACGGCGTTTGAGAAGAAATATTTAAAGAGACTCTTTCCGTTTTACACGTATACAAGAAAAGCTATGCCAGCATTGGCGGAGGGTATGTTTTTGCATCCCTCTCAGTTTGCGAAAACGAATAGATTCTTTCTAGATGACGACGATGGTTCATATGGAGATATGCTCACTCCTTCTTATCTTAGAGAGATTGGATATTCAAAACTAACAGACGGAGAAAATCCGTGGCTTCTTGGCGGACAATTCCTGCCCACTGATGTTTTGAATAGAAACACGGATATTCTCAACGTACCGGAGTTTGCTCGTAATGTTATGTCGCAAACAAACCCACTTGTTAAAATGGGCCCCGAATTGGCCGCCGAGGAACAATTCTTTAATCAGAGGGCCGTTGACTCGACGCCCCAATATATCTCCGATTCTTTCCTTCCGTTTGTGTCTCCGACAAAGAAATTAGCCGGAGGCATTAAAGCATTGCCTGGAGTTCCCGGTAGCGGAGATAAAAGAAACTTTCTTTCAGGACGATTTGGTCTTGGTTTGCCTATTAGTCAAGTTAGTAACAACCAGCAAACGGCTGCGTTGTACGGAATTCTTGACCAGTATAAGGCTGAACTTGGGAAGTTGAATCCTAAACTTGAGGAGAATGGATACAGGATCTACGTAAGTCCTAGACAAGATGGGGCTTCTTTCCGTATTAGAAATGAAGATACTGGAGATGTAATATTCGATACTACTGATCTGCGGGCTGCAATGGATCGGGCAAAACTACTATCGAAATAGCTCCCCTACAGGAGCAGTTAGTACATACTAAATCTTCAATAGGTACGTTTTTAAAACACAATTGAAGATTGCCGAGGTTATTATTCTGGCGATTTCCATCTCGCCAAGTAATAGCCTCATTTTTATTTAATGGCCTACCCAGGTGTTCTTCCATTACTACTTTATGTTCATATACAAGGATACCTTCTCTGTATACTCGTACGTACTCCCCGTCTATATGGCGAGCATTAGTTAGTTTCTCATCTCTAGCCGCCTGTTTTTCTAACCAGCATTCTTCACAGATTCATATATTTTCTTCTGCTTCTTACATTTCCTACAGGTGTGTTTCTCTAGAGATTTAAGTAGGTCTGCTGTTTCCTTCAATAGATCATTGATGTTTACATTGTTACCTTTGGGCATAGTAACACTCCACGTTATTAGCGTCCTTATCAATGATGTGTGTGAATACGAATTGCGATTGTGGAATGGCTGACTTAAATACAGTGGTTTCTGCCTCTTTTGAGTACTTATCAGGATTTATTTCTCTTTCAGGAACGGATAAATACTCTGTAAATCTCTCTAAATCTAGAGTTTTCCGTAATATTCCATCTCGATCAAACAATCTGCAAATGTACACGCTCTCTCCTAACGTACAAGGCACGAAATAGGGGGTCCGACGCCGAGGTGACGGAAGTGCCCTTATTCTGACTCTGCCCACAGAGGGGCCGTGTGAGCCTGTTTTGAGGGCAAATATGTCTCCAAGTATGCCGATTCTATAGCTGCCAGCTATCGGAATACTATAGCGGCAAAGTATCGGGCAAACTACACTGGTGATATATGGGCAAACGTTTTGTGACGGGTGCTATGTATTGTCTTAATAAAGGTATACCTACTGAGGTATTCTTTTGTGATGAAGATCACTTAGGTGAAGTAGCGTATGCAAAGGCGATATGTAACAGATGCATATCTAGAGACGAATGTCTAGAAGTCGCTTTAGAAAACTGGGAACCTTTTGGAATATGGGGTGGATTGACTGCTAAAGAACGTAGTACTATCCAATTCCAAGAGGCTTTGCTCCAGCATGCTTCACCGCCCAAAATACGGCATGAGCCATCGCATCTGTCGAATGCATATTCTTTTTTCCCTTTACGTACGTCATTCGAAGATATCCGTACCCCACAGGTTTCACGCTTCGACTTTGCTCGACAAATGGCGTGTCGTGTAAACGGGATTGAAGTTTCAACGCTCCTATCACCTGGATCGTCTTCATATCAGAATGGTCAAAAGCACCTGTTCGAGACTTTGCTGGATCAATTAAAAAAGACTCAATTATCATTAGATCAGAATCCGAAATATGATCCGAAAGTTCGTGTGTTGTCAAATCTCGTGATACGCCGAAATCAACAACCTTCAAAACCCCTGTTTCGTTTAGAGTTACAGATGCCCAACCAGTTGACTCCCCAGGATCAATTCCTAAAAGTAGCCTCATGAACAGATCTTTACTACTTCTCGGCTACAAAGCATAAAACGCACGTTCTTCTGATCCCGGTGAAATATTAAAGTAGCCGGAGGGGTCATATCAGAATCATCAGACCAGGGGCAAATTAAATCAACAGCTTCTTCCGTGAATGAACTCCTGTAGGTTATCTTTGTAAATTCCATGGTGATGTATTCAACTTTCCAGGTGTGAAACTCCCGCCTCTAAGAAGCCAAAGACATGCTGGGATAATATCGGGATCGTCTCTATCAATTCCTTTGTATCCAGCTGTGAAGCCAAATAAGTCAATAGTCCATCCGTGCTCGTAATATTCTCCAAAAAAGTAACCTGATCTGGAATGGACCGGATTGATTTGGCAGACTCCTGTATCACCAGTAGCCTCATTGTAGGTATCCCTACCACACTCAGATTCCCGTTTAAGAATACCTCTACCAAAGAAAAATGCACGTTCTTCA